GTCGAAGGTTATATGTTAGACCTTCATATTGATGAGTGGGACACCGCCATCCTCTTACCAGTTGAGAATTTCGTGACCAGAGTGAGGGGTTTCAAGTTTCCGTACAAAAAAGAAGATGTTTGGCAGGAAACTAATGAAAAATTCTACGATAAAATCAAAGGCACACGAATGATTGATGGATACGGCAACAAACAGAGTAAGGAGATGGTGAAGTAATGGCGGATGAAACAACTCGCGTAAAATATCCCTCTGGTGAAAACAAATTTAGTAAACAGATACTTAAGTATCCTAAGGATTTAGACGAAAAACAAAAAAACTTTGCTTGGACAAAATTTAGATTTTTTACATACAAACCTCCACTAACAATACAAAGAGAGAGGAGCGAGAACGGCGGGCAGCAATTTTCAAACTACAATAAAAGTGTTAACACGCCGTCGTATGTTGGTCCTACCATAGCATTGTATAGTCCTGAGGATATCCAAGCAGAATACGGTGTTCAGTGGGGTGGTAGATCTATACAAAATTTTACTAGAGAGGCCATAGCAAACGTTTCTAACGGTGGCGGAGGAATCATAGGCACTTTCAAAGATTTAGCTACAGGAGGAGGTGCTGATACAGGTGCTTACGCTTTCTCAGCGTTAGCTGCTGCTGGTCTTCAAGCATTACAAAATATAGGTCAAGGTGAAGGAATTGGATTGAATGATTTATTGGGCGGTACTGCCGGTGTGGTATTAAATCCTAACACTGAGTTACTATTCCAAGGATTTGACCTAAGAAATTTTAATTTACAATATAAATTTGTAGCGAGATCTAGGCCAGAAGCTGATGAAATTCAAAAAATTATTAGAAATTTTAAATATGCTATGCTTCCCGGTTTAAGTGGTGCAAAGGTTGATGACAAAGTTGATATCCCGACGCTACAAGATCTCCCGGAAGATGCTGATCCTAACGCCGCAAGAACGATTAACCAGGACGGTAACGAAACACTTTTAAATTTCAGCAAAAATTTTATTTCGGTTCCTTACTTATGTGACATGGCTTTTATGTACGGTAGTGGTCCCAATCCTTACATTACACAATTTAAACCTTGTGCTATCACCGGTATAACTATCAACCAAACTCCCGATGGTTTACTTTCCTTATATCAAAGAGGTGAACCAACAGCAATTACAATGAATATTTCTTTCCAAGAAACAAAACTTGTTTATCGTGAAGAAATTAATTTAAGTCCAAACGGTTTTACTTACTAATGTACTTCGATTCAATCCCAGACATAAGTTACGCAACAAAACCAAGCAAGTTTCCATTTGCTGAAGGTGATTTTGTCCGTACTAAAAATTTCTTTAGAAGATATAGTCTAAACGAAACAGTATTTAACTACGCTGTGTTCTTTAAAAAATATACTATTATTGATGGAGATAGATTAGATCTACTCGCTGAAAGATATTATGGTAATCCATTCTATGACTGGGTAATACTGATTACCAATAATTTTATCAATGGTGTTTATGATTGGCCTCTTACAAATGAAACTTTAGAAGAAGAAATAATTAAAAAATATGATAACCCAGATGAGATACTTTTCTACAGAACTAAAAAAGTTCTTGCTGGATATCAACTTGATGGTATTGATGTAGTTGCATTAGAAAAAGATCTTATCGTAGGGCAAGAGTTCTACAACAATACATACACATTCTACAACGGAACAGGACAAACCACGGTGGATGGTAATACTATTTCGTATCCTGTAACTAGATGGCAGTATGAACAGGAAGAAAATAATAAAAAAAGAGAGATATTTATCCTAAAAGAAAGATATCTTGAAGTATTTGTAGATCAATTTAGAGCAGGTGCAGACTACTCGAAGTCATCTGACTTCATTGATAGCAGACTAAAAGCAACTTCTATCTGATCGACTTTTCACACAAAAAAATCCCGGAAAAAATTTTTCCGGGATTAAGGAATCAGTTATTCAATTTTGGTTTATCAATCAGCGAGGAGACTAGCAAAAAAGTCTGCGTCCTTGACTGGTTCGCTGGACTCTACCTGACTGCGGAAAGCAGAGACAGGTTCAGGTTCAGGTGCTGACAGAGTGATGTCAGGGTCATTGAACCCACCGCCACCAAACAATTCATCCTCTTCCTCTTCAAGACGAGAGGCAGGACGACGACCAATGCCCTCTACATCATTGAAGCGACGTTCAAGATCATCATAGGATTTGAACTGGTCTTCATCAACGATAGAAGCGAGAGGATACAGTTGGTTGTAGATCTTCTCCAGTTCGTCATCGTCGTTAGACAATGCAGTAGGTGCTTCGAAACTAGAAGACTCATAGTTCCAGTAAGAACCCTTCAGTGTGATACGAAGGCGGAAGTTAGCACCCTTCCAGAAGTTGAAGACAGGGATAGGTTCATCACCCATACCTTCTTCAGGTTTCATAGCGCGAGAGATAATATCAAAGATCTGCTGACCGAAACGCCACTGCATAACTTGACCCTCGTTCTGAGGATTAGCAGGGTCTTTAATCACCAGTACATTAGCAATGTACTTCTTCTTACGAGACTTACCAGCAGCAAGTTTCTGTGCTACTTCTTTAGGATTGTTCTTGTAGATCTCGCGGTTGGAATCACAGACGGGACAGATGCCAGGACCAACACCTTGAAGTGTGGTGGGGCAGTTCTCGATGAACCATTGTCCAGTCTCCTGATTCTGATAAACGTGCTGGAAGAGTTTCACAACAGGTGCTGACTCTCCAGCAGGAGCAGGCAGGAAGCGCAAGATAGCACCGCCGCCAGTCTTCTCCTTATTCAATGCTGGTTTGAACTCAGGATAACCGCTACCTCCACCATCTTTAGACTCAAGTTCCTTCTGAAGGAAGTCGAAGTCAGTGGCAGTGGAGCTACGCTTAAGGTCTGAAAATGACATAGTTACTTGGTTGTTTTACTTAGTTGTACGTTGTTCGTCCCGCACTTATACATGATAACGCAGGCACAGTCCTGGGACAAGGGGGTCTGTGCCAGTTGTTCAGTCGTCCTCTTGGAGACGACGCTGCTCCTCAACGTAGGGAGCAATGGATTCTTTCTGTGCTTTTACTCTCTCAACTAGAGTATCAAACACTTCCTCAAGTGGTGTGCCTTCAGGAACTGTAGGATTACCTTCATTATCAACACCAGCAAACTGATAGGTGAAATCTTTCATCACTTGTACCATTGTCTGTGCTTCCTCATCTTCACTCAGTTTCATTCTGAAATAGAATGTCTTTTGTTTCTCGATGAGTTGAATGAGAACATCATAATATTCATTCAGTTTGATAGGAGAAAGTGCGGGCAGCATAGTTGATGCCCTCACACAATACATCTGGAGATCTGTCATCTCCTGGATGTCACCTCTCACCATTTCTGATTGGAAAAAATCACTCATGTTAGTACTAGTTTTGCGCTACGACTGGTTCTCTTCATATAATTTAGGCGTTGTGCATCCAACTTTAGTTTCTCTTTCAATGGTTTGGAGAGTAATTTAGATACACTTTCAAATTCAATCTCGTTCATATCACAGTAATGAATAACAGCATCAATATAATTCATGTCCTCATTATGTAGGACGATGTGCTCAACATCCTGCGAAAATTTCGCAGTGCTCATAAATTTATCCTCCAGTTGTTCCGGCATAGTTTTTATAGTAGTGTGCGATGTACTCTTGTAACTTAATATAATATTCTTTACAAGGTTTCTCAATCTCTACTTGGATGTCAAGATCTTCGCAAGCAATAATAGTGACTAGCTGCTTAGGTGCTAGTCCATACATCTCATAAAACATACATGCGTATGCTTGTTCCTGGACAAAGTAATCGTAAATGTACTTGCGTCTCTTTCTCTCCGCAGAGGTTTTGAAATCTATGATTGACAGCACTCCATTGTATTCAGCGATACAATCAACACGACCTGCAATCTTTAGCAAGTCAGAGTAAAGAACTGCCTCTTGTAAGTAAATATTATTTATGTTATTAAGAATAGGCACCGCCGCTCCAAACATCATAGCAGGTAATGGTGCTGCAGTCAAGTCTTCAGCAGTGGGATGATTGTTCTTCAGATAATGCTCTGCAAACAGGTGAAAGTCATTGCCCCTAGAGGTTGCTCTCTTGGATACTTTGTTTGCTTTCTCTTCACCCACACGCTGACGCCAGCGCATGATACCTGCCATCTTCTCTGGGTTCTTACCAATCACAGTAGTAACTGACGGATAGTTACCTTTGGGTGTGGGATAGGTTCGAGTACCATCCTCAGTGACTGCTTCGACTTCAAATACTTCCGCCAGTTCTACATGATTAAACATTAGGTAATTCCAAGGGACATTTTATTAAGGATGTAAGACTTCACTAGATCAGAACGAACGATGTCTTCGACACCAAACTCAACTAGTTCAAACTCTTCCATGTTATCAAGGATTTGTTGGAACCTGAGGATACCATTCTTCTCCTTGTCTCTCACTAGGTCAGATTGTAGCACGTCACCTGCAAAGATAATCTTTGTGTCTTGACCCACACGAGTGATAATACTATCAAGTTCGTGGAAGTTTAGGTTCTGTGATTCATCCACAATAACTATAGCATTGTCTAGTGTCGTGCCGCGAATGAAACTGGTGCTCCAGAATGAAATAGTTTCCTGTGCTTTGAGGTCATCATACAATGTCTGATACTCTCTGTCAGTTGAGAGGTCAAACATATTCCTCACCATATTCTTGTAAGGAATCTCATAGAGCTCTGCCTTATCATCGTGGGTGCCAGGTAAGAAACCAATCTCTCTACTAGGAACAAGTGAGCGAACGATATAAACTTTCTCGTATGGAGAATACTCATCGAACACTTCCTTGAGTGCTAGGTAAAGAGCAAGGAATGATTTACCTGTACCAGCACAACCATAAGCAAAGATGCATTTGCCACTTTCATATGCACCAAAGAATTTCTCCTGTGCTGGTGTCATTGGCATGATTGCCTCAAGATGGTCTGCATTGCGTCCTTTATTACGCTTTACCATCTTGCGACTGGGTTGCTTTGGTTGTTGTGCGCTGCGCGACTTTCTAGATCTTGGCATGTTAGTTGTACTTTTGTGTGATAGTGGTATTATTTGGTGCGTGTTTTGCGATTTTGTTTCTTATAATATCGTGGAAACCTGGATGAGTTTTCTTCATCTTGTCTCTCCAATCACCAATGCCATCTTGTGCTGAACCAGGAACAGTAGATGGATCACTCCAGTCTCTATCCCAGTCAGG